TCCAAGGGAATCCTGTGCCTGAGACTACTGTCTCTGCAACTGACCTACGTAGCACCAAGCAAGTGCCCTATGGTGGCACACGTAGCCCCTCTATTCACAGAGAAGGGCGAGAAGAGTTTGAGATGGAGGTTGATGTCTATCTGAGTGACCCCTTGCTATGGACAGAACTGCGTTCACATCGCCAGTTTAAGGGCGACTCGGGTAAGAGTGGGGGCGTAATCCGGTTGTTTTTCACCAAATCTGTGGCAGGTTCCACTGGAAGTACACCTTCGCTGCTTATCGTTGTAGATGACTATGTCATCACTGAGGCACCTATACCTGTGCCGGATGACAAGGGTTTGCTGAAATCTAAGGTCAAATTGCGTATGAAGAACGTAAAGGTAATCAGCGTTGACACGCTGTTCCATTGTTGAGGGGAGGTCATGCCAATGAAGCGCCGGGAGTCTTTGCAGCCTGTTTACCTCCCTGTTGCAGAGATTGAACCTATTGAAATAAGAGGCCCGGAAGAGGTTATTTTCAACCCAGAGGCTGGTAAAGCCAGCGACAATCCATTTGACACCAGTATCGAATACACAGTCGAAGAGACTGCTACCATGATTCATGATTATGAATCCATGACTGTTCAAGACCTAAAGGGCATCCTCAGACAACGAGGACTGCCTCTGAAGGGCAAAAAAGCCGACTTGATTGCTCGGCTTGAAGCATCAGACAGTGAGGCCGCATCTGCCGCCTCAGATGATGAGGAGGTCCCCGCTGAAGCGGCTATCTCCGACAAGGAAGTGAGTGAGTATGAAGGAGAACCTGCTGATACAGACAGCGTTACAGAAGCATGAGTTGATGGGTGGCGAATTGGTCGTAGGTGTCAAAGAGCCTACGTTTCTTGATTTACAGCGTGCCGCGCAGCATCTGATGAGGGCTGATAATCTCAATCTTGACGATTACTGGCGCTATGCATTTACACATTGGGTCGTCGTTACAGAGCCAGAATTGACTACAGACGAACTCCTTTTGCTCAAACCAGAGGTAGGGAAAGCATTGTCCGATACCCTGCCGTCACCGGAAGATATGGTGGCGATGCTGGGTTTTTCCACGGCGAAGTCGGACTCGTCCACGACTATTTGAATCGCCGGAAGTTACCAGAGGATGAGAAATTAAGACTGAAAATGGAGGATATGGCGTACATGTTGTGTAATCATTATGGCTGGTCCTTGCCTGTGGTACACGGATTGTCTTTAGACGCCCTTAGACAGGCCTTCTCATGGGCGATGGCCATGAACCAAATGGAGGAGCCTGACAGCGATGGTGAGATTGTATATGTCGGATATGACCATGTTCCAGAATTGAGGTGATTAGATGGAAGAGATAGACCCCCGCTCAATCGAAGCAATGAAGATGTTCCGTACTGAACTTGAAAGGGCTGATGAGACCTTCAAGAAATTGGAGCGGAAGATGGGTAAGTTCAGCAAGGATATGGGCGTAGCCAAGTCTAGAACCACAGATTTCAGCCGTAGTATGCGCGAAATGAGTCGCGCTGAAGCACAGCCTGCTACTCCTACGACTCGCTCACCAGAAAAGCAGGCGCCTATGGCAGAACAGGTTGCTCAACGTGTAGAGATTGGTACAATTCGTATTGATGTGAGTGGTGTGACAGACAAGACTGACAAAGAGAAATTGGCACGTGATATTAGCCAACGGGTATCTCGTGAGTTGAAGTCAAAGATGGGAGGACCACTCTCCAGTAGTGGTTACAATAGGGGCGGATAATCTTGGTATCAAGTGACATCACACGTGTTCCTGTGCGCCTCGCTCAAGAGGATGGTAGCACAATCGAACTTGATGTCACTGCTATGGATATTGTTGTAGAAAGAAGCAACTCACAGATTCCTGTGCCTTTCCGAGATGGTCAGCGCTTTGGCATTGATATGAATATGCCGCAGATTTCTGTGGCTCTTACGGGTGTTCTTGTCGATGACGAAGGCACCAATGTGCCTACCAAAGGTGCTACCGCAGAGTTTGACTTTGGGAGTACCACATTTCAATCTCGCTCAAATATGACAGTGCAGCAAGTAAACTTAATTGGGGGTCGCGTCAATTACAATATACCTGCACCACCTAATGCAGGGGCCGTAGGAGCATGGCTACCAACCACTAGGCTTGGGACAACAGACACGAATGCTGCGGTGACCAATATCAATCAACTCGACAAGTTGTTCTTTGAGTTGCCTGTAGATTACCTCACTTCAGGAACAGGAGAGTTAGGTGCACCTAGTAGCCCTGTTACGGGTATGCAATTACATTTAGAAGCAGACACTGGTGTTACGAAAACAGCATCGGCCTTACGAGCATTATCTGGAAGTGCATCTACTAGTACGTCTGCAAATGCAATTAGTCAGTGGGATGACCAAAGTGGGAATGCCCGACATGCCACTATGAGCACTGCCGAAAGAAGACCTAGATTAAATGAAAGTGTGTTCAATGGTCTACCAGCCGTATCTTTTTTGAAAGATTTACCGGGAGGGGGAAATGCAACTACAGTGGCAAACACACAGGCCCTAGATATTCCATTTCATTCGGATTTGAATCCAGTTCAGTATACCATTTTCATGGTTGCTAGTGGCTCACCATTTTATGAGTCGGCAAGTAATGGTCCGTTTATTCAGAATAAAGGCTCTGGGAATAGTGGTTACATTTTATTTCATGACCAAGATAACCAGAGAATTCAATTCAGTGCATATCAAAGTGGTGGTGTGCAAACAATTTCTTCCGCAGACAATTCATTTACGCAAACTCCAGTTATTATCACTGCACAAGTGTCTGGTACAGGAAGTTCGCAAATAATGACGCTAAGAATGGATGGTGCGAGCGTGGCCACAGCCACCTCTTTGAATTTAGAAGAAAAGACATCAGGGGCTTTCAACATTGGTTATAACGGCACACTGTCTGGAGGTGATTATGTTAGTGGCAATATTAGTGAAATCCTCATCTATGACTCTGCACTGTCTAGTTCAGACCTACTCAAAAACGAAGCCTATCTGGCTAAGAAATACAACATTACGCTGGACCCTGAGCACACATACTACGGTGCCAATGGTGCTTCACAACATACGCATATTCGCTATGTCCTTGATGCGCTGAGCAAAGGCACCGTCAAAGAACCACACTACTATCTCAATCATCAGCGACCGACAAACTTGGTTGTGGGTGGCTATAATGCTTCTACAGGAGTAGTTACATTCAGTAGTGGTGACCCAAGAGAATGGTTTGAATCTACAAATCAGCCGGTACGTGTGGCAAAAGACGCTACTAGTACTTATTTCGGCATAGTGACCACAATCACATCTAATACAATCACAGTTCTTGAATCACTCAATGCCAGTGCTAGTACAAGGCCAGCGGCTAGTGACACCTTGCACATCGCGCCGTGGCGAACAGCGGACATGCAGCACAGGCCAGATATTCAACCTGTCATTTCTATTCCTGTGCGTGACTTGCTTCCTCCGCATTATTCTCGTACATATCAAAATGGAAGTCAGCGCGATATAGGAGGAGCGCAGAGTGCAACTGAATTGTTTACTCACCGGGTTGCTGCTGCGATAGAGTCATCTGATTCTCTTGGCTCTAATGCTCTGATAGAAGCCGGTGGCACAAGTTCTGGAAGCGTATTTAGTGTCAAGCCCTCACTAGGAGCAAATGGCCTCTATAGCCGATTGGAGATAGAGCAAAGGCGTAAGATAGATGTGACCAATACGTCCGTCCAGATACGGCCTAATGAACCACTAAAAATTACAAGTGGAACGGGTGCAGGGAGCAGGCCCATCATGAGTAACTTCACTGGAGGTCGTGCAGGTAATTTCATCAAATCTGCAGGTGACAAGGCACAGGACTTGATTGGTGTTCTGAACAACTCACAGAACTTCTTCAAAGGCAACAAGACAAACTCACCTTCTTGGCTGTCTAGTTTGGAAAACATCTACAGCAATCACATCTACAACGTAGGAGCAGCACGTGACTACATTCATGGTGTGCAGATACCATACATGAGCACCGTTAATCGAGAATATGACATTACCGTCGATAATCCACCAGTGCTTGCTATAGCAGGGTGTGGAAGTGATACCGACATTACTGTGCAGGCTGCGAGTCACAATTTATCAGTTGGTGACAGCATTGAAATCATCCTTGAACACGCCATGCTTGGTTCCATTACAACCACTACGATAGGAGAACATACAGTGAAAGCAGTTCCAACCAATAAGAGATTTACAATTGAACTTGACACAAGTGCGAATACATATGTTGACTTTAATGGTGCGACACGTGCCATGGGTATAGGAATCAGGTATCAAAGGGCTGCGCCTGAGGCCTTTAACGTACCTTATGTACAGCGCAACTTTTTCTTGACAACAGGTCATGGAACCGATACACTCGACAAGACATCAGTACGGAATCTTACACCAGCGGAGACTCCGTTTGACATCAATCAAAACGGCCATCGGAAGTCCGGTATACAGATTGCTATTGATGAATTCAATGTAAACTTCAATGCTGAGGATAGGTTGTATGAATTTGACATGACTATGTTGGCTGTGGACTACTTATTGTGAGGTGAAAATGTGGCGATTCCAGTGAGGCTGACAGTGGGCAATACTGCCAATCATCGCGCTATCAATCTAGAAGCCACAGGGTTCAATCTTGCTATTGAGAGGAACATCTCAGCATTTGCCATGCCATTCAACAATGCATTCAAAGCAGGCATTGACCCCAACATGGCATTGACATCTATCAACATCCAAGGAGTACTGACGGATGACCGTAGTGCTGTAATAGGTGCAAGTAGTGATACTATGACTATTGATTTTAGTTCGTTTTATCCTAAATTAGACCCCGGCTTTTGGTATACCTCCCTTTTTGGAATTATGGCACTCATTAAGCAACTTCACGCACCAGTATCTACAACAAGTGCAGTATCTGCAAGTACTTCAGGCTCTTGGAGTGTTGACACTGGAGGAATAGGGGCTTCGTACATATTTACGGTAGGTGACAAAATCTACGCAGACAATGGTAAGGAAATTGGGACTATTACCGCTATAAGTAGTGGCGCGATTACCATTGGTGCAGGGACAGCAATAGCGCTAAAGAAAAACCAAAGAATTCTTAGTCACAGCCCAGCCTCTTTTTTGCACGGCAAGGGATTTTTATTAATGCCACAGTACTGGACGATTCCGGGTAACGAGCCTGACCCAAGTCGCCCGACCACCCCTATTGCGTACAGGTTTGATGGCAATAATTCGCCGACTGCGGGCGGTGGCAGTGCTACGCCTACATTTGTAACAGGTTCCCAACCGGAAAATGGTAACATACCAACCATCAGCATTCCAATCAAGGGGGTTTATGCAACTCCTACGACCAATCCGGCCAACGCATTGGCTGCGATTGTCAAGGCTGCGATTGAGAACACTACACCAGTCACGACGAAAAAAACGACAGCGGCAGGTGGGCAGAGTAGTAACGATACGTTCAGTGTGGCTTATGGCGATGCAGATGAAACTGTGCTGATTATTACACAGAAGAACACAGGTAAATCATTACACGCCGTTGATTCCTTTCCACCCGGTGGACTGATTAACGCAACATCAGGTCAAGGAATTTTGGAGTGGAGGCATACTCGATATGTCACTCCTCGTAGTATTTCTAATGCTGGGACTTTTGAAACTGTTGAAAATCCGTACAGGCCAGCACATACATTGTTCCAAGGGGGCAGTGACAAACAATTACCAAAGAGTGCGGGTGACAAGGCACAAGATTTGATTGGGATATTTGCAAACTCGCCTGTTGGAACTGAAGATGACATTGTAGGCATCCAAATCCCATATGACACATTGGTTACTTCCAATTCAGTGAGTACAGAAGTGCGGAACTTTTTCCTAACCTTTGGCAAGACCATCACAAAAGACATGAAGAGTTCAGATGGGAACACGCGACCAGCCTCGCAGCCAATTGATTTGATAGGTCGAAGCAACAACTCTGCTACCAATGTAAGCGGCCAATCAAGTAGCAGTTTGATTAACGCAGTAACGACGATTTTTGAAGGGATTGCCAACGTAATAGAGGACATTTGGATTACATACGATACCAAATCTTCGGGCAATCGAGGCGGAATGCTCATCATCCCCGCAAGGCTAGCCATTCATCAGGAGGCGGGGCAGCCTTACTACACCTTTGATATGCGACTGCACGCAGCGCAACACAAGATTGCACCATGAGGGAGACACATGACAGTTATCAGCAACCCAAGTCATGCCATGTTCTTCAATGGCATTAGCGATGCTGTCATCATTCCAAACACAGTATACTCTGCATCTGGTGGCAATCTACCTACAGGTGAGAAGTCATTTGGAAATATCCACATGACAGGTATTCGTGAGGGGAACCCTGTTCCCACATTGCCGCTAGATGCTTTTACTCTAGAGGCTTGGGTGATACCTGACCAAGGTGGCAAAGTCATTGAGTACGAAAATCTGTTTGTTCTTTCAGTCGGTTCTGTCTCTTCTGCTGCCCCTGCTAGGTTTGAAGTCCGGTTGAACAATGATGTCGCTGGCAGTAGCGAAGATGTAGTGCTATCCAGTGCAAGCCCAGTCTTGGGTGAGGACGGTACAGTCAGTTATTTTGATGGGGCAACATACCCAAGAGCAGCGATAGATGCACACGATTCTTACAGCCCCTTCACTGCATCAAAGGATGATGTAACTGGGCTAAACCTTGGGCACAGAGAGTTACTACAGTTGACCGTGATATTCGATGGCTTCCGCCTGACTCTCAAAATAAACGGTGACATAGTGGCATCTCGGACCTTTACTGAAAGAAGAGCATTGCAAGTAAATGACGGGAGGATTTTCCTTGGTGGTCGCGGTGGAGAATTTAGAGGTACAATCGAAGCCATACACTGGAGTCGGGGTGCAGCACAGACAGCATCTGCACCCTATGCACCAGTCAAAAGTGATGCGACTATCGGGCTATGGCGCTTTGAAGAGCCTGTATCTCCTGTAAGTACAACAGTGGCGTTGCCGACTGTAAGTGCCAGCACTTCTGCATCTTCAATCAATGTCGGCACTACAGTTGCCCAGACACTTGTAGACTTGATTACAGGTCAAAGTGGGCTGACGAGTGTTGATTTGACGGCATCACCTTACTCAAATGGCAATTACAAGACCGCTCGTTACCATGCGGGCGTCAATCAAGTGGTCAACATTCCTCACGTACCTTACAATCTACTCATCAATCCGCTTGGATACAGTACGACAACGGGTAAGGTCAGCACAGACCCACCTGAGCGAGTTAGATTGACTGCTGTGAATGCATCAGCGGGCACTATCACCGTTGAGAGTGTTCACCTTGATTATGTGAACCAGCCTGCAGATGGGCGTAGAGGGCTGTTACACGCCCGCTCTGTGACTTCTGTGGCCGTTTTAGTGTCGGGTGACTGCCTAATCGACGGAGGGACAGGAGAGCCCTACCAGCCTGAAGGAACATCTACACAATTTTCGTATCGTTCAGGTCAAGTCATCGTAGATGAAAGCGACAATGAAAACCATGGTATCGTGTTCAGTTTAGGAATGGCTACTGACCAAACTGACTCATTCAACAAATTTGCTGCAAACTTTGGTGCTGTAGATACTCGTTTCAAAATGGGCCATACTGCAAGGCACACTCTAAATCATGTAGATGGACACCCGTTCATGGGTGTTTTGCCAAATCCTACCTCTGAGATAGTAAGGCAGCAATCCGATGGCATATCGGATTCATTTACGGTATCTTTCCCAGACCAGTACCAAGATGTCCGCGACCAACTACCAGTCAATTCTCAAGTCTCTCTTTACAATGAGCAACGACCTCAAAGCGTACACACGATTATCTCCTCTAGTGCTGCGTTTACGGCTGTCGAAAATGGAATGGCAGGCATTGACGATAGCAAACGAGCGCTGATTGCAATTGGTGGTGCAGGTTCAGCAACAACTCGTGGAGAAACATCATTCGATGCTCAACCATTCATTCTTAAATCTATGAATGGCGAGTCGCCTGAAGATGGTTCAGACGGTTACAAACGACATTTGGCGCCTTCTAGTACAAGTCGGATTGCCATTTTAGAGGTGCCGTCACTAGCAGGCGAAGGCTATGCACCGTTTGTTCAGGTTTACTACAATGCCATTGATTTCACAGGAAACACTGTCAAACACGCGGCAAGTGCTAGATTGACGGCTGGGATTGGCGGAAGTGGAACGGTCCTTACTTGCCAAAGTGTAGAAGCATTTGGAAAAAATGGACAAGTCCTCAGTGCCCGAGATATTACAATCGGAGGGACTGCAGCCGTAACAGCAGACTCCAATATTACTGCTACTCTAAACCACTCTGCAAAGACCATTACATTTAGTTCAGCCGCAGCCTCTGGATTCCAAACTGCGGCAGTCTCTGGGGCTGTTGTTCAACACTCATTATCTGGCCCTGTGCTTTTGGTCGAAAAGACAGTCCCTGATGTATCAACGACACTACCATCAGGTAGCCAAGTCATTGACCTTATTCACACTGATTTGAACACAGCGGCCACTGACACACTCCTTCATGCTCCGGGTGGTATCATTACCATTGACCCAGATGCTTCATTTGACATAGAAAGTGGCATACTGTCGGGTGATGATGCAGAAGGTGTGGACTACGAGTATGATTTAGATTTGTCACTGACGCCTGAGAATCATATGCCGTTTACGGCCACTGATGATGGGCAGGGCAATCCCATTGGAGTATCATCGGCTAATGTAAACGACGCTAATCGCCCGTCTGTTTTCCATAAATTGATTGTCAGCCCAAGTGGCAAAGAGGCCAGTAAATCTTCCATAGATACAGATGGAATTTACATTGAAAAGGAAGCACAAGGAAAACCCACTCTTACTCGCGTATACTCAAGTTACGAGCAAAGTGCGAGTGCGACGGCTGTTGACGTAGAAGGAGCAAGTGCTGCTACTGAATTTACTACTGGCATGAAAGTGTATCTTGCGAATGGGACACTTATCGGGACCTTAACTGGTGTAACGACCAAGACTTTGACATTCGGTGCTGGTACATCTGCTGCCATACCTGCTGGTGCTGAATTACTCCCAAGAGGTATTCACCAAGGTCGCCTTTCAACCAATCAGAATACAGCCGTTCATGAAGTGTTTGATGTCATCGACAATGTTCGTAGAAATGGATTAGTTCAACTGTATGTACAACCAAGCGACCGACGACGCCATTCGCAGTTATCCCGCTTGTTTAGCAAGAGCGACAGCCCAAATCCAAACAATGTAAGCGTTGCCTACCTAATGTCAAGGGGCAGAGTCATTTCATTTGGAGACAGCGAAATGCTGTGCCATGGCTTGACCAGTGATATTGCTGGTAACCTTGTAGATGTACAAGGTGCTGGCTCACCCGACTCTCACCTAGTCAAGGAGATTATGCCCGGTGCACCAGTCGTCACAGTCACTCTTGGTGGCCCCGGACAAGGTGCAGTAAACACGAAGGCCACATGGGACCCATCACCACTGGCTCGTCCCGGCTGGAATACGAGGCGCAATGGTGGTACTCGTGTTACCTCAACAACAAGTACGACCATCGTAGTGGCTCCGCTTAATAATGAATCAAGTGCACTTGCATCTTGGGGAACATACGGGTTCCCAAAGAAGGGTCGAGTTTACCTTGAAATGCCAACCGACAACAGCACAGATAAACCCCGATTTGCAAGTGCTGAGTATGCGAGTAAGAACGGCACCACATTCACTTTTGCATCAGGTACAGGGCATACAGGTACAGGTACTTTCATGCTTGCAAATGGGCAGGAGTCAGATTCGCTGTCTGCTTGGATTACGGCTACAGGAATTGTGGCAAGTGACATACTCCGCGTTGATGACAAGTTTAGCACAGAGACCATTTGCAACGATGGAACGACTGTCAATGACCGATTGTTCCAGACGCTCGATAGTGTTCAGCATGATTACCAGTTGGGCACTCAATATGCATCTACACGCGCTATGGTGGAGATTCCACTGTTTGAGGAGTTCTTTTTCGATGACCCTGAGCGTGGCATCTTCCCCGGTCCTGACAACAGTATGAAGGTGCATGTTGACTGTACACATACTGCTCATACTTGGTCACCAAACCCAGTGGGTCGCAGAGCAGACGATGTAAACCCCGAGGACCCTGAGGTTCACAGTGCTTATTCGTATGACATTGCATTGGACCAGCACAGGCGAGGTACAGTTGTAACGCAACCATACGACAAAGCAAACCGCCGTGTTTACGTTCAGGAAGCAGATATTTTCCCTATTCCTACAGTAGCGGCAACGACTGTTGGTGGAATTGACAACTGTATGCGACCTCGTCGTGCATATCTACCCAGTGGAGAATGGGTCTTGTACAGTGCACGAGACACGAGCAATGACTATCTTACCGTAGCAGGCTCAGCGACTGATGGTGATGAGTGGGCATTTTCTACCAACTTCTTGCGAGAACTGAAAGTAGGCGCGAGCCTATCACCTGCCCCCGGATTCCAAGATACTAATCTAGAGGCCATTGCTGACAATCCTCTACTAGACAGTGCAGGCTATGAGGGACGAAGAGCATTCTACTATGACCGTGCAAATACAATGACACAGGGTGGAAATGTCGATTATGGCCTCAAGCAGTATGTATCGGCAGTTGAGTTCCGTGCTGGCCCACGTGCAAACCCTCACTTAGAGCGTATCCAAAGTGGGCGTGCAAGGGCCAAAGTAGTCGATTGGAATTCTAGTTCAAACACATTGACATTAGACGATGCGAGTCTGTTCCCCAACGAACGACCCGGTAGCCACTATGAGTTCCGATTGGCATACTACGATGGCGCCAATATCCGATATGCCCATTACGATGATATGGATGGTAAAAATCATGTAGTCGTGACACCGGGTACAAGTTGGAATCCTTCCGCAGGTACTGAAATTATTCTGTGGGACATCAACTCACGCACTAGCGGTAGGTACCCATTGTCACCGGGTGACGAAACAGGTATTTTCCTCAATCGCTCATGGGGCTTCCCATACGCACCGGGCGGTCTGAGGAATGGTGATACTGTATGGATGAATATGCACTACACTAATCCACATGCTATTGAAGGAATGTTCTGCAAAAGTCGTGGTACCCTAAATGAGGCCAAGGTATGGAAAGGATTCAACGGTGGGGAAGGAGAATTTGATGGTGACCCTAGGGATAGTATACCCATGGAGAACTTCTTGATTGGCAACAACTGTGTAGAAACGGCAAAGAACTTTGTGCAGCATGTAAACAAAACTATTGAGTTGAACTATGAAGCATTAGGCTTGTCCGCAGGTGCTTCTGTTGTGGCGTATCTAGACCCTTACCAAAGCACAGAGGAATTTGCCCGAGTGCTACTGTATGATGTGGCCCACGACCGGGAGTTCATTGCCTTCCAAGACCTTTGGATGCAAGTGCAATCTTCACCAGCAACAACTGAGATTGGCAAGCAAGAATCAGGCCATACTGGGGCAATCGTCAATACTGACCCGAATTCCGGTGAACGGTTAGATGTGGCGGCTGGGTTCCCTAGTCAAAACAGATTCTTAACACCAAGCACCAAATCTGAATTTATGGAATCAGCGTACAGTCATTACTCGACTTACAACGCGGCTGGTACCCTTCACGCTCATACTCCTGTCACAGATGGCTGTTTAGGTGACGGCTCTCTTCCTCGTACAAATGAAGCAGTAGCCTGCATATCATCTGCCAACGTAAAGCACCTGTACATGGATGAAACTGCTACTCGTGCACAGTCTACATTCTTTGACACACCAGACGGAACACGCTGTATTCCTGCATTTTTGGCGCTAAAGGGTATTCGTAACACTACGTTGGATTTGGCAAGTCATGCAGAATCTCGTTTACAACAACTCAAGCACTGGACAGAGATGGACTTTACTCGCCGGTTGACAGTTGACTTTGGTGAAGTTGGGGTCAAGGAAGGTGTGACTGATATTGAGGCTGCAGCGCGTGAGGTCGTACGACTCATCAATCAGGCTGGGGCCAAGAATGGCCGCACTCATGCTCGTCGCCCAGCAGACCAGTATCTTGGCGAAAGTGAACGCCTTGACCTTACCAGTGTAGGTGTCAAAGCAGATAGCACCAATCGAAACAAAGACCCAACCGCGCCACATCAGCACGCTGATTTTGCGGCGACAGGAAGCACACACGACCCTGCATCTTTCTGGGATGCACAGACAGCATTTGCTAGTCATGACCGTGGTACACACATGGGATATGTGCGAGCCCACCTTGGTCGTGTCGTGTTAGATTCCAGTGGAAATAAGGGTTACAGTATCATCATTCACAGCACTATTCCCGGTGCGTCAGGTCGCAACTTCTGTGCTTGGCTAGACAACAGTCGTGGTCAAGTGCCATATCAGCCTCAGTTCTTGATTGGTCACGGTGGTCGATTCCGCAACTACTGGTGTCAGCCAGATGAAGTGACTGGCGAGAATATGCACCCAGCCCCAATGCCAATCAATCGGCACGGGCGACCGTTTGCACCCATCACGACGCTGAAAGAGATGATTCCTGTAGAGGAAATTAGTGAGCCTTATCGCAATAATCTGAACATCGGTGCTGACTTTAACGGTACAAACACAAACGCTGAGACACTCAATGCGAACTTACCTTCAGGGCGTCACGCCAATACAGTTCACAACGAATCCTTTGAGTCAAAGGGCCCAACATCAGTGATGGTTGATGGGCTTAGGATTGGGACACAAGCAAAAGCCCGAATCAACTTTGGAGGATTTACTCAGGCTGGTTACCCCGGTTGGGCTCCAGATGCAAAGAAGTGGGGTCATGCTCGGGATGGTGAAGGTACAAGATTTAGTCACATCTATGGTAGCAATACCCAAAGTGCTGCTACACTTACAAGCACCTCAGACGTAAACCAGCCATACGGTTACATTCCTACTGAGGATATTCGCCCAGACAGCATTGGTGACGGACAAATTTACGGAATTAGGTTTGTAGACCACAGAGGGAAGACTCACACGATTCGCACACTCTATCGAGAATATGGCCAGCCGTTTGCCAATGACAAGACCACACTTCCACCTACTCTTGATGATGAGATTATCATTCATTTCGATGACCGGGATGTAGGCCAAGGTGGGTTCACGATTGGGCGGCACATGGTTGGTGCTGGTGATGTATGCGGTGAGTTCACAGGAGGGACTGTCAGGGCCTTCAAAGGCAACTTGTGGCAGACCTATCCATCACCGGCTGTAGGCATTGATGCCAATCTCAGAATCACTGGAAGTGCTGGTGCTTACAAGTTGGAAGTGACACTGGCAGACCCATATCACAATGGCGGCACATTTAGCCACTCTGATGTTCTTGGTTATCTTGGGTTCCCCGATGAAGGTCTCATCCAGTTTAACGACGTGGCAGGGTCTGGAAACAATGGCATTACGATGTATTACACATCACGCTCTCATTACGGAAAGTCTGGTGATTCAAGCAACAAGCACTATTTCTATGGCTTGAGTGCAGGGTCATCATCTCTCGCAGCCCTAAATTCAGCACAAGACCGATTTATCAGCCCACGAATCAACTGGACTTCTCTCCTGACTGACGAAGTGATTGCAGCCGCAGTCGAATATGCCATTACGATGGACGACCCCAACAGTGAATCCATTGAGGCGACATCCTTTGACTGCACTAGTATGCTGGCCGCTGACGGTAAGACTCTGGGTGAATGGGGTGTCAGCCCAACCGCTATCCGTGTCAAGGCTCACAGCAAGAAGCACAAGGTGCTACCACTGCGTCACCTATTCGATGTCACACGGACTCCAGATTGGGGATTGCAGGCGGGTGCAGCAGAGGATACTGTCATTGCGAGTAAGCACACGGGTGGGTTGAGTGATGCAGAAAGAACACTTGGAACTCGCCTTGATGTAGGTTACATTCCAAGAACAATTTTGAACATTTCTACCAAATATCGCGGTTCTAACGCCAATACGGCCACACCTATCTTAGTGGACAGCAACAACAATGTTGTCGGGACAACAGAGTGGCAACAGCATTTGCGCGGTGACAAGTATAGACGCCTGCCGGGAGACCACATTATCCCAGCCGTGATGAATCCAATGGTTGAGATTGATGGGGATGTAGGGACTTCTACCACTACTCGCACGGTCACACTCAACGCAGGCCAGTTGTGGTTGTTTGCCACTCCTGCGTCTAATGACTCAAACAGTTGGGGCGAAAAGGTCACAGCGTGGGTCGATGACTTAGATTGGGCACTAGTGAGAAGTGAAGCGGGTGCGAATTCTAAGACTGAATTGACTTGGGATACAGCGGAAGAATCGAGTGACTTCAACGCAAAGGCAGACCCCGGTGCAAACAATGTCAAGATACTGTCACGCTACGCCAAGGTTGGCAGCGCATTCAAGGTAGATGGTATTCGACGTGCTGGAAGCAAACGCTCCTCACCGTTCCTATACTTCAGAGGAGGGCAAGATAGTCCTGACCACTGGGTCCCACTCTACTTTGGCGGCGGATTCTCTGGCGTTGTGATGGATATTAACGACGGAACACAGAATGATTACAATGAATTCTACAAGCACCCTTATGCGGCTGGACCTACAGGTTCTGCTGGGCTTCAAAACATTGGAGAGGTGGCTAGTTCCTATGCATTGCTTGACACAAATGCCATGATGGCTATGTTCCCCGGTACGCCGTATTTGACGCAGCATCGAGGAATGAACAATCCCCCATTCTTCAATCAGTCTGGGCTGCTATCGTTTGATATGGATAGAGGTGCAAACAACTCTGCATCTCGGACAGGTGTAACGTACACAGGCGGGGGCCTTACTGTAAATTGCACGCGACCAAGTCCAATTGTACTGAGGTTCTCTCATGCTCATGCAAGGTACTCAGCATCAGGCTCAACATCTGACCACACAACGTACATGATTTTTGGCCCCGGCCAATCCATTCCACATAATTTTACTTCATTTGAGCCACAAGGGTCAAACATTGTTACAACTGGAAATGGATACAGTGCCGTTCCCATTGTTAGGGACGATGGTGGAGAATCATACCTGCCAAATTTATTGCCACATGGTGGAACAAACAAAAACGGCTTTATGGCGTATCTTCCACCGTCTGCATCTTTCCAGAGAGGCAACGCCAAAGGTTACAACTTCCAAATGAATTGGGAGCCTGCTTATGGATTCCCCAATTCGCTCATCAATGCAACTTACGGATATAATCAGACTGCTGGTGAGGGGATGTATTTCCATGGACCTGATTTTACTGGCAGTAAAAAAATCCCGCAGTATGGCCAATTGATGAGCATTACAGTGAACAACTTCGCAGGTCAAACAATTGGTTCAAGTGCACTGGTCACAACACGGACATCATCAATGCAATGGCACATGGAAGGTGGTTATCACCCCGGTGGGCATTTCCTTGACAACCACGTAAGTAAAAATCCAAAGCATCCCGTCGATGCTGGGCGATTAAACACAGGAAGTGCTGCGGCTCACAATACTAGTTCGTTCCGTGTCGCAGCGCAGTTGGCTACAGCCTATCTCAGCACATTTGATTCAGCAGCAGAAATGACGACCAATGCTGACTTTATTGTAGTGGATGCAACGCGCTGTGAAAACGCCGAAGAACTTGGTGCTGTACTTTCTGCGGCTATCAATACATTCCCCGGTAGTGACCCACTCAAAGCAATCGGAGGTACTTTCCTTCCATCATTCCAAACGGGTACAAATCAAGACCGCTATGGCTGGGTCGAATACACACTAGACCATGCTGGTACTGGCTATACAGCCGCAACAGGTTCCGCCGCAGCGACTGTGAAAGTAACAGCGACAATCGCCAGTACACTTCCTGATTATGGCTGGCTACGCCTGAGTTCTGGTACAAAGTCTGCCATGGCTCCGTATGTATCTTTCAGTAGTAGTACATTCACATTAGGTACAAACACACTCACTAGCGACACAAATGCAGTTGACCCTATAACTGAAGTAGCGATTAACAAAGCAGATTTCAATGATGCTGATGTGCGAGTTTACGTGTGGACAAAAGCAGGCACACATCGCCACAACAATACTTCTAATTCTGCCAGAGACCACATGTGTCAAGTTCACTTTAATGGCTTGACAGATGCAGTAGACCGCACGAAGCCTATAGGCGCCGTAGGTTGGCATGGTGAAGCCTATTCATATTTTAATTCATACACGGCAAATACCAGTTTTGGTACCAACAAGCACCCTGCTGGGTTAGGTGCATGGCACCCATTCTTAGGATTCTCACCCTATGGCTCAGCAGATACTTGCCTTGCACAATCTACCCCAGTGTCTGGTGCAGATGCGTCTACGGCCATGGCTAATTTGCACTGCACAACTGGCTTATCTTCAAGGCACCTTGTAGCAGTGTCACACGAAAGTGAGTTGCCTCTAATCGCCAAGGCAGACAGGGATGGTATTGTTTGCATGGGAGATTGGCTTTATGCAAAGCAAGGTTCCACATTAGCAGAAGCGGGTACAACTCAATGGGACACTGCCAAGACAAGTAACAAGTCCCGATATGTCGGTCCAGCCACAGGTGGACCAAATGTTGAAGCAATGTTCTTCCAAGAAACTGCTTTGCCAACCACTGTAGATTCATATCCAGATTCAGGTGCAGCGGCGGACGAAATAGCAAATCACTTCCACGCTGCAGATTATGCAACTTTGGTAAATATGACGCCGTGTATGGCACCAACTGGTGATTTGTTTTGGGATGAAAGTGTAGTCCCTGCATCAAGGTTCCATGAAAGGTTCTCTGTTTACGGCAAAAGTTGTCAAGGAATCGTTAGCAGAACTGCACTAAATGCTGCTGATGCTGGAGGGTTGTTTGATTTCTACAATCCTATATCAGCAGCACAAAATTTTACTGTAGAAAACGTAGTTTGGAAGCGTATGGATGGCGGCAATCTTACGATGCCTGCTCCAAACGCACGTGGTCTTGGAATGATACCACTAACGACCAAAAAATCAGGTGGTAGTTATTACACTGTAGGTGAAGAGATTCTGGGCAATTGTAGATTTTCATTTGAAAGCACAAATAGCGCTATGTTCCCAATTATTCAAGCCCAAGAACTAGCACATCCGCAAATTGCAGAGCAGCATCCGTTTGAAGTCCGAAATGCACTTGCAATTCCGAACGAAGAAGTACAGTTTGACGATTTGCCAGTGACGGATGACACGGGTCAAACTCACACGCTGGTTGGCGGCTCTCCATTTGGGACTATTATCTACGATTTCCGACATGTCAGCGACAGAGAAGTCGAAGGGCTTGCACCATCTATCGCTGGAAGTGGAATTTCGCCAAATATGAAGATTCGACTACCCAATCCTGATGAAATCCCCGGCAATATCATCGTAAGGCCCGGATTTGACCGAATTCAGGCCTATCAGAACGAAACAATGGGTAGTGGTGGACTCCAACATCCAAGTCAGTCCATGCAAGGGCTACAAGATGCGTTTACTGACAGTAAACCCGGCCCTCGGCTGTGGCCATTTTGGGAAAACAACGGCTGGGAACACATCAGTCAGGACGGCACGGACTTAAGCACTACAAAAAGCACCAGTAGATTGGCATTCCCAGATAGCACAAATCAAGGGTGGGCAGACCATACGGGTAACGCCCCTCTACAGACAGCCTATGAGCCACATGACCGGACTCTCTACTTCCATGTAACGCGAATGGGCCATTCTATGACACATCGTTATGATGTCAATGAACTGACTTATTCTAGCCACGAAGGAACTGTGATTACAGCCACGACTGCACCATCGGATGCTGTCTGGAAGGATACAACTGAACTTAGTGGCGGTCGTTATTTCCTACGAGTTTACGACCCTACTACCAATGAAGGCGTAATTGCGTCTTACACAAACACAAGCGGCAGCACGTTTACTGGTGTGGTCTATGAACCAGACTTTGAGACATTTGTCACTGGTAAAACAGGCTTGAAGATTGTGCCTTCGTACTATGTACCTGCTGGTTCCAATCGGTTCTTTGCTTCTCGACGATTGCGTGACCACAGTGAATACAGTGGGAACAGCCCCGACATGACTAACATTGATTGGTCAAGTATTGCTGCTACACCGTATACGCAACTGAATGCACCAAAGATGACGCCGATGCCCATTCCACGTATGGGCCATCATTACGTCACACCGACAATGGCGATGATGCCCGGTCACTATGCGCACCCTGCATACCAACGGGTGTATGATTTGCACCATGCCTGCCGCTCTGCTCAACATGGGACTTTAGAGGAGGATAATGCTGGTGCAAACATTGCAGACTCTGTTCCGGGTCGTGACCCACTAATCTGGTTTTCCGGGCCCACAGCGACATACGGCCCAAGCGACATTCATGGAGGGGCGTTTACGCTCATGACCGAAACTAAGGTTCGCTACGAGGGCTATGGTATTGCAGCATCTGAGGGTGCAGCAGGCACAACCAATTCGCAAGGTGGTCATTCTATTGTGCTAGAGGCAACGGGGGCTTACACTCTCAAGAGTCACTTCCCTGACCCAATGGAGGTTGGTGCATACCAAATTGTCATCCAGCCCAACTTGTTCAAGCAGCAATTGAGTGGATTCCACCGAAACCACAGTGACGCTACAAAGGGCCCTGCTGAATCAGGTTCTTTGGTAACTGAATTGACAGGGCAGCAAGTAAACACCGTAATTGGGATTGAGCATGACTCTAGCAATGCAAATGGTGCCTACACACTAGTGCTTGCAGAATCTACGATGGCGGATGTTCGTGGCTGTGAAATTATCATCAATGAAGTAATGCTCGACATGGACCCTGATGTAGGGAGTCAATTTACGAACATACCAGCACTGGGCCTCAGCAACCCATTCGGTACAAATGAAACAGTATCACCGCCTTTGACGCGGCGTAGTTTACCTTACCAGCCAAATGCATTCGTCACTGCAACGCCCGGCTATACGATGACTGTCCCATGGTGGTCACACTTACACAAGGATGGTGCGACATCTGCTTTAGCCACAGCGTTCTTGCAACTAGAGTGGTTCAAGCCAGACAATTACTACGAATTGTGCCGCACTACGTATGGGGCAATCGGTGGCCAAATCACAATGGGAGGATACCCCTCATCATTCCTTGACATCTATGAGGCTCACAAGCGCAATCGTAGTTTGAACCCCGGATGCGTAGTCATTAGTTCCAACCAAGGTGGGAGCACTATCACCGTTGACAACAACGATTTGTTCCCTGTTGTGCCATACTATGGTCAATTGATAGAGTATGTAGATGCTACTGGAATTAGGCGCACTGCGTCTTATGGTAACCGTACAGGAACACTTGCTTACGCTACTCTAGGTGCCAGTACAACTTTCTCCTCAGTCACAGGCAATGCTGAGTTCTGGAGTAATTTGGCTGTAGGCACCACGCTACGCTTGACTGGGCCATAC